GGACTGACAAATATAGGATTCTTCAAAAGAAACCCGCAAAACTACCAACTAAAGAAGAAAAGGAAGAATTACTTAAAAAGATGGGTAAATAATGGCAGCAAATGAAGAAATAGTAGTCCAGCTACGAGCAGAGATTGGGGAATTAAAATCTAAATTACAAGAAGCGGTTGATGCTATAAGTAATTTTGGTAAAAATAGTTCTAATAAATTCAAAGAGCCAATCAATCCAATCAATCAGCTTACGAGTTCTATTAAAAATCTTGTTATTGGCTATATAAGTTTACAAGGAGCGGCGCAATTAGTAGGTAGGGCGTTTGACCAGTCTATGAAATTAGATTCTCTTAAATCTTCTATGGCTGCGGTTTTAGGTTCTACTGAATTAGCTGAAGCGCAATTACAACAAATCTCTAATACTGCCGATACTTTAGGTTTAAATTTCTTAGACCTTGCAACTTCTTATAAGAATTTCGCAGCAGCAGCATTATCTTCAAATCAAACTTTAGGCGATACAAATAAAATATTTGATTCAGTTACAAAAGCAGCAGCGGTTTTAAAACTATCTTCTGAAGATGTAAAAGGTACTTTAAACGCTTTAAGTCAAATGTTCTCAAAAGGTCAAGTATCTGCTGAAGAATTAAGACAACAATTAGGCGAGAGATTACCAGGCGCAGTAGCGTTAATGGCTAAGGGATTAGGTGTTAGCACTAAAGAGTTAAACAAAATGCTTGAACAAGGCAAAGTAACTACTGCTGCGGTTATGAAATTAGCTGGGCAATTAGATATTGCTTATGGAGATAAAATAACAGGCAAAGTAGATTCATTACAAGCAAGTGTTCAAAGATTAAATAATACTTTTACTCAAGCAGTAGATGCTGGTGCATTAGGTAAATTCTTTAAGTTTTGGATTGATGGTGTTAATGGTTTAATTGCAGGGGTAGAAAATTTATTTAAACTATTATCAAATCCAGGAATGTCTTTAAAAGGCATAGAACTTGATTCAGGTTTGAAATCTTATTTAGACTTAATTGATAAAATCAATGCCACTAAAATTGAGCCACAAGACCAAAAAAGTTTAATCCAACAACAAGGAGAACTTAATGCTGCTCTTGACCAAAATATTCACTTATTTTATATTGCTGAAGAAGTATATGGTTCTAATGCAAAGTTTGTTAAATTATTAGATACTCAATACAAAGCCTTAAAAGTAAGGTTAGAGCAAATAAATGGTTTAATAAAAGACCCTAATGCTGAACCTCCTATTGACCCTAATACTATTAAAGGTTTAACTGAAAAAATTAAGGAATTAAAAGAGGAGGCTTCAACTTTAAATGGTGTTTCTTTATTTAATAAAGGGCAAGAAATAGATTCAGCACAAAAACAACTTGACCACTTACAAGCAACATTAAAAGGCTTTGAGTCAGGAGATGTTGGTATGATTGAAATAAGTATAGGGTACTTACAAAATGAATTAAAAAAATTAAAACCATCTGATGTAGAATCTTTTAAACTTATTACAAATTACATACAAGAATTACAAGATGAAATTGATAATGTAGACCCTTCTTCAATTAATTGGGTAACAAGAGAGATTGGAAGATTAGAAGACCAAGCTGCTAAATTACCACAAGGAAGTAAGGAAATACAAGATATAAAAGACAAAATAATAGAATTAACTTCTACTAAAGAGGCTTTTGATAAATTCTTTGAAGTTCCACCAATAGGTGCTTATAATATATTGCAACAAAAACTATCTGACTTAGAGGAGGCTCAAAAGAAAGCAACTGATAAAAAAGGATGGGATGAATTACAAAAACAAATTAAAGCGGTTCAAGTAGAATTAGATAACTTAACTATCACTACCTATACCAACGCTGAAGCATTTAAAACAATTTGGCAAGATGCCTTTGCTGGTTTCGTACAAGGAACTCAAGGAGCGTTTGAACAAGCATTATGGTCAGGTAAGAACTTTACTCAAAACTTTAAAGAGGCATTCTTACAAATGATAAAAGCAATGATTGCTAAATTAGCTGCTGCTCTTGTTATGGCTTTATTACTATCGGTTGTATTAGGTGGCTTAGGATTAGGTTCTATTGGCGCAGGTGCAAAGATATTAGGTATGAGTGGGGTAACTAACTTTGGTACATTATTAGGCTCTACATTAGGCTCAAATATTGGGGGTAGAGTTGCTATGCCTTCAGGTGGTGTTTCTAATTCAGGACAAGTAGCTTTCGAGATTCAAGGAGATAAATTAGTAGGTGTTTTACAAAATTATAACGGAAGACTAAACAGACTTGTATAATGGTTTACAATTATAAATATAAATTAGAGTGGGTAGGATTAAAAAACGCTGATGCGAGTGAGTATTACTATCGTGTAGAGTTTTATAAAAAGGATGCTGAAATAGTACCTTACGATGTTATTCCTTTAACGGCTTCTAATAAACCATTTACTTTAAATTACAAGTCAAAATCTGATTATGTATTCGAGCCATTTAGAGCATCTTCGGCAGAGATAAACTTATTTTTTAATACTGATTCTATTGTTCAGCCTGAGGACTTTTATTCCGATACGGATAACACTTCTTGGAAAGTAATATTAAAATTAATTGAAGGTGCAACCGAGACTGCTCTATGGAGTGGATATGTTTTAAACTCGGATATTCAATATGATTGGCAAGACCAATATTATCTTCGTTTAACGGCTTCAGACTTCTTAGGTGTTTTAAAGGAGTATAGATATTCGGATATTGAAGTATTTTCTTTACCACAAACTTACGATTTCTACGAAGGTATTTCTATCAAAGATTTTGTTGTAAGATGTTTAAGCCTTATTGGTTTAAATAACAATGTAAAGTTTGCTTATCAATTCTATGAGTTTACCGACCCTAATAACGAGAATAAACTAAAGAATGAAACTTCAATGTTTCTAAATGAATATGCTGCTATTGATTGGGCGAATAAATACCCTTATGATATAGAAAAACTATTAAGCAATTTAATGACTTCTTTAGGTTGTATTCTTTATTTAGATAATAGGGACAATTGCTGGACTATCTTATCAATTAATGAAGTAGGTACAAACACATCTAATACCGTTCCTTATAGAAGATATAGTTCTACTGGTACTTATATTGATAGTGGAGACTATAATATTAAAAACTTAATTGCAAGAGGTACTGAAGTAATATTTAGTGATGCTAACCAAGTAGTAAACTTAAGACCAAGATTAGATGAAGTACAAATGTTGTACGATTATAAGCCTAAAAACTTATTGCCTAATTATGGATTTTTTCAAGGCGAAAATGGCGAAGTACCTACTGGGTGGCAATTGTCTCCTTATGCTTCTCCTCCAGTAACGAATACTGATTATTATGTAGAAACAAATAAGCCAAACCCTTACGATGCAAAGAACTTAGGCTCTATTTCAACAGATGAAATTCAAACTGGGTTAGTATGGGATAAATATATTAGCTTAACTGTTAATATGGATAGGTTTAATGCTTGTATGCCTTTTACGGATGCAACTTATGACCCTACTCCACCAAGATATTTTAAAGATAAATTGACTTTCAATGTAAAGTTTGACTATCAAATAAATAAACCTAATGATATTCCTGAATATGGTTTTAATAGTTCACTTTATGTTTATAGACCTGATTTCGCTGGGGATTATGTAAGTCCTTTCTTTGATGGTCAATGGGTTGCACAAACTGATTACGATAGATATAGGTCTTATGCTACAATAGGAAGCGGACCAGCAAGGTTTGCAGCTTGGAGTGGGTTAAACAATGAATGGAAATCTTTTCAATTAGTAACGCAAAACACATTCAATACAGGGGTAATATCTACTCAACCTGAGAACTGGTTTTATCGTTTTACTCGTTTAGAATATTGGTTAAGAACATTGCATTTACCTTCAGGAACTTCTAAAACAGGTATTGATTGGAAAGTGGATAATATGCAAGTTCAAGTAGTGCCTGTGCAAAATGCTAACCTTGAGAAATACGGATATAAAGCAATACAAAACATAGATAATAATGTAAGTAAGCTACCTTACCAAATAAAGACTAAAAAGATTGAAAGTATGTTCAATAGTGGATTCTCAGATTTAAACTCTGCTATCTATTATGAAGATGTTATTTTCACTAAGGTTATTAGAGATAAAACTCCATACTTAGGACAAAATTCTATTTGTAGTTCAAACTCTTGGTTAAGACCATTCCAAACAATTGAAGGCGAAGGTAGCAACCTTACTTATTTACAATCTTTAGTAGCTGCTTCTATTCTTTCATTTTATCGTTCTCCTGCTAAAACATTTACAGGCAATGTATATGCTGAACAAACACCCGCTACTGGAGTTAATCCTTTTGCGTTCCCAGTTTACACAGGGATAGAGGGAGTTTATGATTCAAGCTACATTCAAAACACGATAGATTTATTTTTAACCGAAGTAACTGCCGATGGTGGTTATTACGAGGCTTACGATTGCTTAACTGCACGAGTTGAGAATATTATACAAAAGAATGCTTTTTTCTTTATGACAGAGGCTTCATTCGATTACTTTACAAACAAAACCAACGCTAAACTTGAAGAAGATTTAACAAGTAGAAAAGAAGATTTCACTTTAGGATTAGCACCTTTTAAATTTAGTAGCAGTCCAATATTAGGCGCACCTGGTAGTAGTGAAAGTAATACAACAACAACAGTAGAAGAACCTGCGTAATGAATGAACTTAAAGAAATAAATGACCAGCTAAAGGCTTTGTCGATAAATGTGGAAATGATTAGCCAAGCTATCACAGGTTCAAAGCTAAATAGAAATGGAATCCTTCAACGATTGGAAACAATCGAGGAGGCATTAGAAGAAACTGAAACTAAAGTCCAAGAAGTCAGGGATTATAACACTGGCATCAACTGGGCTATTAGAATTGGTGCTTTTATTTTAACTATTACAGGCGTTAATTTTATTAAGGAGTTCTTATGGCACAAATAAGCGAAGAAGGGTTAAAATTATTGGTCGAGTTTGAGGGTTTAAAGTTAGACAGTTACCAGTGCAGTGCAGCAGTTTGGACGATTGGTATTGGAAGCACTAAATACGCTAACGGAGAACCTGTAAAGAAAGGCGATAAAATAACTAAAGAGGAGGCTTATAAGCTATTCTTAGATACTTCTGATAGTTACACTAATTGTATCAAGAGATATGTCATTAGAGAGCTTAAACAGAACGAATTTGATGCTTTATTTTGCCTTTGTTATAATATCGGTTGCGGAGCATTTGCAAAGTCTTCTTTGGTAAAGTTTATTAACGGTGGACAAACTATTGAAAAGATTAAAGTAGGATTTATGATGTGGATTAAAGTAAGCGGAGTAGTAAGTAAAGGTTTAATGAGAAGAAGATTAAGGGAGTTCAATTTGTATGCGAAGATTAAATAATACACTTTCTACCATATTTGGAGCGATTGTAGCTATTGCGAATGCTTGGGTTACGATTGATTGGGATAACTTTATTTGGTCTATTAATACAGGCTTTAAACTATTCCTTTCGGCTTTGATTGCTTTGGGAGGATATATGACTACAATTAATCATAAACGACTGAATAAAAAATAGTTGCATTTGCTAAAATAATTAGTAATTTCGACAAACATTAAAAATATGTACAGACCAAGACTAACCGAAACTGAGTATAACCAATATCAGTTAAAAAAGCTAACGGATAAAAAGACCTATAAATTATTCGTATTTTCTGACCCGCACGGTTGGTTAGCTGACCTTAAATGCTTACGAGTAATCAATAACATTCTTCAACACAATAAGTTTGATGAGGTTTGTATTAACGGCGATATAGTAGACTTACCTTTTGTATCTAAGCATACGAATAAACTTTATATGGAGGGAATCCTTAAAGATTATAACGAAGTTGAGGAGTTTAGATACACTGAAGAACAAATCTTAAAACCTTTAAGACTTTCAACTGATGCAAAGATTCGTATTCGTACTGGTAACCATTGTGAACGAGTAACAAAGCCATTTTTATTATCTAAGGGTCAATTAGCAAGATTAGCTATTCTTTATAAACACTTTGAATCTACGAAGTTTGAGGAGATGTTACACCTGGCGGAGAATGATATGATATACGACCCAACGGATGTATTTACTTACTTTGATATTTTCGATATTACACACGGATTGTCTTTGACTAAGAATGCAAGTGAGAAGAATATAATAGAGTATTGGGGAAGTGGTTGTACAGGACACACACACAGACTTGGAATGCGATACATTCGTAATAGGCATAACATTAATGCTTGGTTTGAGGTGGGTTGCACAAGGTTAATGGAGGCTGTTGAATATCTACCAACAGGTAAGATAGCGGATTGGTGTCAAGGATTTTTAGAGGTTACTTTTAAAATAGACGGAGACAAGGTTTTGTTCTTTGCTTTAGCCTTTGTTCCTTCGTTAGAAGATGCAACCGTTAATGAAGCAGCCTTTAAAGGAGATTGACCGTATAACTCAGTACCTGAAATATCAAACTTTGGATTGAAAAATTTAATGTGTGCAACCTCGTCGGCGTTAAATTGAATAGCCTGGTCTCCGATTTGTAACTTATAACCACCAATAGGTCTGAATGTTCCGTTACCGATAATCTGAGTATATTGAGAAGGCATTGGGTACATTTTAGTAGGAACTCCTTTGTTACGACCTACTTCAGGAATAAACTTATAAGTGTAAGCGTTACCTGTGATCTTTAAGAAAGAAACCATTGATTCGATAAACTCTTGTTGACCTTGCATCTCGTTAGGTCTTGAAAGGATAGCGTTTAATTCCGTTCCGTTAACCTCCTCAAGTCCTTTCTTAAGTAAATTGATAGGATTGTTCTTTGTTCTATTGAAACTCTTTTTGTTATTAACCACATAAACATAAAACGGCACAGAAGCAGCTTTCTTTGCAATCATATTTACTACTGCATAAACATCAGGGTTGTTCTGATAACCTTCAGCAACATAGGCTCTTGGATTATCAGGAATGTTATACATCATATCTCCGTTGAAATATGAAAATAAAGATTGAAAGTATTTGTTACCTGCATCGCCCTGAGATGGGATTATAGCAGCTTTAATTCTTTGTAAGAGATTCATAAGCAATTATTTTTACAAATTTACGATAATTTTATATAACTACGAACTCAAACTTCTTAAGTTCAAACCACATCCGCATCATTAAGGCATCGGAAATATCGGGAGACCTACCTAAATGTTCTTTAACTTTGTCTTTTGGTAGCACCGCTAACTTACCATCCTTATCAGCGTTATGCCTTTGCACCCATTCAAGTTCTTCAGTTAATTCCTTTCTTATTGTTACATCTTCAGACATTACCCATACACCAGCTTGGTTTATTAATTCCGCTAACTTGTAATAGCACTCAGACTTTAAGTTAATATAGTTACCTGTTAATGCTTTGCTATTGTTTACGAATCCTTTAATAGAAAGCTGGTCGACCGTTCCCGCGCCTATGCCATCCTCATCCGCGATAATCTGTGAATAAGGGATTGAATGCTTTTTAGCTAAATGTTTAATATAAGCACTTACTTCGGTTGTGGACTTTTGTGATAGCTTATGTATCTCAGTAACTCTAAAGCCTGACCAAACCATTATTAAAGTCTTATCTTTACCAAACCTCGCAATATCGGCTGATATGTAACCTTTACCACTTGGAACATGTTCATTAGTAAATAAATCTACTATCTTATCGTATTCTATTAAAGCGTTATCGTTATCCTCGTACTCCCAGTTACCAAATAACAACCTTTCTTTACTGGCTTTATCTAATGATTGAAGTGATTGAATGTAATGGTCTGAAATATAAGGGTTATCCTGTATTAAAGATTGTATAAATGCTTTGCTTTCGCCTATTGTTTTATCCTTTGTAGGCTTATAGAAGTTATTGTAAACATATCCCTTTGCAGGGTTGCAAGTGCCTAACATCTTTGGAATTAAATTAAACTCCTTTAGCTTGTATCTTATCCTTGACTTAACAATGTTCCAGGCTTTCTCTGTGATTTGGTTGCACTCATCTATGAATGCAAAAGAAATTTCAAGTGAACCAAGTTCATCAAAATTCGGGTCTGAAGGATATTGAAACAAATCTTTTAAGTAAATAGCCGAGCCATTTGAGAATGTAATAATATTTGATTGAGCGTTATAAACATAATGTTGCCCTGCTTTAATACCTTGCAGTTTGCATACATCGTAGAACGAATTTAGTGTAGTATCTTTTAAAGTCTTAAGGACTGCTCTACCCATTAAACCTCTTGAGCCTGGATATTTTAAGCAGCATTTAATAATCCAATAAACACCAAGTGCTGATTTACCTCCTGCTACTCCGCCTCCAAATATTACCTCGCTTGTTTTGTTGTCTTCTAATCTATCGAGTGCTTTAGTCTGCTTCTTCGTTAGTATCATAGGTTTTGGTCTCGTTGAAAGTAATACCTAAATCCATACCGCCTGTATGTTTTAAAGTAGTACCTAATCTTTCGGCTTCTTCAGGTGTTCCGATTAACTTATATAATCCCATCTGTAAAGTAGGGTTTTCGCTTTTATACCACTTTGAACGCATTGATGTTTTAATCTCAACTTTGTTTTTTTCGAGTGCTTCTTTTATAGCGTTAGATTCGTTCAGTTTATGCTCGTAAAAAGTAGTCTTTGTGCAAGGTAAAAACGCCACCACATCCTCAATAAAGAACAATTTGTGCTTATCAATAGCCTCTAAAGATTTCTTCTCTAATTCCTCTGTTTTATATGCCATAATCTTTTATTTGAGCGATAAGGTGGAATCGAACCCCTCCTGTTAGCTGGAAGCCAACTGTGCAACCATTACACTTTTATCGCTTGTCTTTGGATATTCTTTACTTAATGATTTACACAAAGGTATTAAACTTTTATGAAGTGGATAACTATATCTATGCTTATTACTATTTTTTATTCTTTCGTAAATATCATCATAGTTTTCTATTATTTTTGCAGTTTTTAATTTAGCAGCTACTCTACTATGTATTATTTTCCCGTTTTTATCTTTAAATTTTGGTCTTGATGGTTTAATTTCTCCTTCATAAAACCAATTCATTGCTTGATATATTATACCTTTATGGTCTTGCTCTGTATCTGCATAGCTAACTAATATTTTACAAAGAGGATTATCTTTTTTAAATAATTTTATTGCTAAAGCTACTGATTGACTTGTTTTATTTTGCTTACCATTTAAAGCCACTCTAATTAATTCTGAAAATTCTCCTATATTACATTTATAAGGTTTACCTCCATTTATATTACCTCTATTAAATAAAACAACACCGCACCATTCATTTTTATCATTAAAAACAGAATAACCCACACTACAATATGGTACTGCTTTAGCATAATGAAAATTTAAACAAGCATATTTTATAGCTTTATTTGATGCTTTTTCTAACCTCATATTTCTCCTGCTGAAACACTAAAATAAGAACCTAAATAATTTCTATCTAATAATTCTTGTATTTCTATCTCTGCTTTTTGTAATTGTTCAGGACTTGTAAAAGTTATCTTCATAACAGGTGGTTTGTTTTTATCTTCGCCTATTAAATCATCAAAACCTGGCTCTTCCATAAATACTGGTAAATCTAATCCCCAAGCATCAAGTTCTTCAGCATCCCATTCGTTAGCTAACATACTCCAGTCCCATTCGCCACCGCTTACATTATCTTTAATAATAAACTGCTTTTGTTCTTGTTCTGTCAAATCGCTTACTTTTATAATTGGCACTTCTTTTAATCCAGCGTGAATACAAGCCTTTAATCTCATATTACCACCTAAGACTATCATATCATCGTTTACAACAATAGGTCTTATTTCAAGCATCTTTGGAAATT